GCCGGTCTGCGTGAGCGGATGCCTAGAAGAAGGGCGGAGCCGAAACTCCGCCCCCCCTGGCTTAGGTCGGGAACGAACCGAAGATCGAACGCCAGTTGTAGTAGCCGAAGCTGTAACGCTCGTAGCCCTTGACCAACAGGTTGTCGGTGACGAAGTCAACCTGCATGTCCGTTTCAAACTTCATGCGCTCCATATAAGAGAGCCCATCAATGTTCGTAAGGAGGAACCAAGCACGCGCTGAGGTCAAGAAGTCATTGACCATGTAGCCTTCTGGCAGACCGCCAGCAGTCATCATGATCGCATTGACATCGTTGTCAGCTGTGCCAGGGCGCAGCTCCGTCTTAGTAAGGCGGATGGCAACAGGCTCGAGAGCCGGAGGAACAACCAGCTTACGACCGCGAGCGAACACCTTCAGACCTGCCTGATCCTTAAAGTTGGTACGGATGGCGATCATCGCGTTCAACAGTGTGGATTCATTAAGGTCGACTGGAGTCGCCGGGATGTTGGAAACCGTGCCGCCATCAATCGGATGGGAGGCCGAGCACAGAGCAACACCGTCACCACCGATAGAACCATTGTAGGTCGTCGCGGTGTTGAGAATGTTAGCGCCGTAGATTTCCTTCGTCTGCTGGAAGGACTCAATAAGGCCGAGGTTCGACGGGGCGAACTGGGTCTTGTAGAGGTTGTCATCGATCGCCTTGCGGGTGATCGCGTAACCAAGAGCAATTTCAGTGTGCTCCTGATTGTAGATGAACCGCTCGCCAGCGCTGTTGTCGAAGGCGGTCTGGCCACCTTCGGTCTTCAGCTGGGCAAGACCTAAGAAGCGCATTTCCGCAGTGCGCTCAAGCGCCATTTTGGAATCATGCTTCGTGAAGATCTTGTCGTACTGCGACGGGATCATCTCGTACTTGCCTTCAACTCCGCGCAGTCCGGGGAGCAGAAGGTCCTTAATGGAACTGAGATTGACAGCCATTTACCTTGCTCCCTTAGACGCCATCAGTGGTGCGTGTGCTGGCATAGTTGAATGCGACAACGATCTGATTGTATGCCGAAGCAGTATCAGTACCATTGGCACCCGGCGGTTCAGTAACCAAAGCGACAACGCGGAAGGGCAGCGTCGCAGTGGTGTTGGGGGACTCAACAAACATGCCCGAGATGCCGGTGGAGGCATTGCCTGTGCCGACATTGAGCTGGATGTTAGCGTTGATTGCAGCGACGCCGATCGCTGTGCCACCGGCCTGAACGAGAAACTTCGCGTTCGGATCATTAATGACATAAGCTTCGACGTCGGGAGCAGTGGAAGCAACGTCCGAACCCGGCCAATAGTTTGACCAAACGGTGCGCTTCTGCGAGGTCGAGAGGTATTTGCAACCAGAGAAAATACCGGCAACCTGCACTGTCGAAGCAGTAGCCTGAGCGATGTAGCCGGTCGAAAGCGGGATAACCGCATCGCCGAAATAGATCGGAGTCGTGTTGTTGTAGGCAACGCGCATTGGGACCTGCTCATAAGTGGGAGCAGAGCCGGTGCCGCTATACTGACGGAAGCCGAAAGGCGCATTCGTGTTCGCCATGACGGAATCTCCTTATTCAGGAGGCTCATCATCGCACACCGGGGCGACTAAGAACCGGGAAGGTCTAAATCTCCACACCGAGGGAGATGATATACTATCTTTGAATTTTTAGAAAAAGAAAAGGGGCAAAATCAAAAGATCGTGCCCCTTTTCAAAGTTTATTCGTTAGGGATCGGCATAGGCTGATAGTTTTTGCTTACTTTAGAGAGCGTACGGTCCATCTGGCCCTCTGGAGTGCCCGAAAGCTGGGCTTCTTTGTAGCTAACTTGGCTGCGTGCCTTGCGGAGCTCAATGGCGCGAACTTCGTCATTGATTTCCTTCGGGCGCTCCATGAGCACCATGCCTTTGCGCTCGATCGTAGCTTGCTTGCCACTGTCAGGCATCATTTCAGGATGGCGGTCGCAGGGGACATAAGTCCAGCCCTTACGGAACAACTCGGTCATGTAGGAGTGGTTCTCCTGATTCATGACCATTCTGGTCTTCCACTCATATTCCCAGCCCTGCGGAGCGGCAGGAGCACGAAACTCATCAATCCCTTCATCCATCGTCCCCATGTGAGAACGAATTTCTTCGGAGCGAAGACGAGCCGCAATCCGAGGATCTTCTGCAACAGGGGATTCAGGGCGAATGCCAGGACGCTTGGAGGCGTTGAGTTTTTCAGATACGTTCATGATTCACCTTTATCAGTTAAAGTTTGCCTTCTTTGACCAGCGCCATTTTGTTCTTGGCGTATTCCTGATCAGTCATGCCCATCATCTGGGCCATTTCACGTTCGTCTTTGCTGAGGCGGACCACATTTTGGCGTGGTGCCCCAGAAGAAGCTGTGCGTGAAACAGGCGCAGCCGGAGGGCTGGTGCGTGCTTTGTTCGGAGAAGCTGCAGCAGAGAAAGGCTCGTCGACTTCTTCAACGCGAGCCTCCCTCTTCGGCGAGAGCTTCATTGTGTTCTCGATTGCTTCGAAATACTCATCGCTGTCCGGAGCGAACCCATCCGCAACTGCAAGGTTGTGAGATGCGATCATCTTCTGGTACAAACGCTGGTCAGTGACACACTGAGGGTGACGCCGCACCCAATCCGCAGAGCGCGGAGTGAGCTGAGATGCGAGAGCCTCAACCGGATCGCGGCTGGTTTCAACCTGCGGCTGACGGATCTGGCTTTCGAGACGCTTGCGGCCATCTTCGATGTGTTCAAGCTTGTAGGTGTTCTTCGACACCGCTTCTTGAAGGTCGAACATGGCGTCTGTGTCGCCGATTGCGTGCGCATCCCGCATGCGAGCTTTCAAAACAGCATTGTCTTGCTTGATTGACTCGATTGCAGTTTCCAAAAGCTGCAGATTGGTCCGCTCAACGTCCATTTTGGACGAACGAGCAGATTCAACAGCGTCTTTTGCGCGTCTTTCGGCATCAAACCGAGCCTGACGCTCTTGTTCGAGTTGTGCACGCAGCTCATTGATGCCGATTTCAGGCTCTAGGCCTTTGATTGGCTCATTTTCCTCTTCGACGATGGCGTAGACTTCAGGCTCTTTTTCAAATTCTTCAGCGATTATCTGAAGATCGTTATCTTTTACATCAGCGTCATCACCAAGAGGGAGGTCCATCTGCCTATTATCTTTCTTTTTTGCCATTTGCTTTCTCCTTTACCAGACGTTGTCGGGATTTTGGATCTTCCCACGAATGTGAATATCATCCATAATCCGACACTTTGTGCCGTTTATGTTGATTTGCCACCCGTCAGAAGGCCGAAACATCACCCAATCACCTTCATTTACATTGACATCTTTAAACCAGAGCTCCTCTTTTTCAACGAATGCAGATGGACCCTTCATAAGAACAAGTCCAACCTTTGACTGGTAAAGATCCTCTCCCACATACTGATCGGTCAGAATGATCCCTGTTTTGGTTTTCGTCGGTCGCATGTAAACTGCGAGCAGGACCTGATTGTTGTAGATCTCAACCCCATCGAGCGACTTGATTTCGTCGAGAATCTTTGTGCGCGGATCAATCTCGTGATCCATTTCCATATACGGCATTGCCCTCTTCTCCATTAATTCTAGTGTTTGTCTGTTCTCTGTTTTGCTTCATCGATTAGATCTTGAAGCGAGGATAGCGCGGCAATCTGTCCCATCAAATATTTGAATTGGCCGACTTCCTCATAGTTATTGACCGCCATGTTGTTTTTCAGCCGGTCAATTTGTTCGGCAATGAGCTTTGTGAGCTCGTGCTCGAATAGTTTTGCGTTGGTTATCATCTTTCCCTCATGCCCTCTTTTAGAACAGGAGCGCGCCACCAAAAGAGGGCAAAGGTGGCGCGCTCCATCGCTGAGATCGTTGGGGAGGCCTCTCTCAGCGAGCCTTTCCGGGACCAGTCAGGCCATACTTCTCGGTCTTTTCGATACGACCTTCGCCTGAACCAGCGCCGAATTTCATCTTCGGATAGACGTGACCGCCGTCTTTCCGCATCATGCGCTTGTGTTCGGAGATTTCAGATTTCTCCAAACGACCTTCGCCAGAGCCGGCACCAGCCTTCATGTCCTTGTAAGAACGGAAGGTGCGGCCACCCGCTTTGCGACCCATTGGCGGCGGACCGCCAGCGGACTGCGGAGGAGCGGAAGGCATCATCATCGGCATGATTGTCGGCGCAGGAGCACCCGCTGCTGGATTCGGAGGCGGCGGAACAGCGATAGGCATCCCACCGGGAGGTTTCGGCGGCATGCCACCGGGAGGCATCATGCCAGCGCCTTCGCCCTGACCATGCTGGCCAGTGGCGATGATGATGTTCACATTGGTCTTGCCTTTGCCGGCCTTGCCTCCAGAAGCACGAGCTGTGCGCCCACCGGGAACGACACCGGGAACTTTGCCCGGATAACTTGGGCCAGTGAACACACCGCCGCCTTCCTTGCGAGCCTTGCGGGCTGCAGGCTTGACCATCTTCTTGATCAGAGCCATGTCCTGTTTGGCGTCGTCGTGTTTTTCAGCCTTGCCGCCATTCTTCAGTCTGGGGTTGCCAGAGGCTCCGATAAAATTGAACCGGCTCTTGCCGACCATGTCCTCACGAGGGTCTCTCATTGACATGTTTGATTGATCAGGAGCAACACCTCCCATTTCGGGATTTGCAGACATCATCCCACCGGGCTGCATCAGTGGACCGCCGAAGTTTTTCTTCGTTCGACCACCCTTGTTCATTCCGCCGACGTGCTTGACACCTTCGCGATATTCGTTGGCCTTCTTTAGGTCTTTGTTGATGAAACGGTCGACCAAAGGCATTTCAGACTTGCCGCCAGCCTTGCGGGGCTTGCGGTCAGCACGCATTGGTGCAGCTTCGCCTTCGACCTTGCCGCCCTTCTTGTAGGCGCGACGGCTGACCGGGCGCATGCCCGTCTTGACATCCGCATTCAAAGGCTCAGGAGGCGACCATGTGGACGAGTCAACCTTCTGGCTCGGATCAGCGGTCGTCAGCTTTTCGGCTTTCTTTTTCATAGCCGCACGTGCAGCTTTGGACATCTCACTCATGGCGTTCTCCTAGGAGTCCGGGCGTCCCCGGTGCTGTCTTGCAAGGTTCACGGCTGACTGGACAGCGTCAGTGCCGAATCTCGAAATGTCCATTGCTCTGATAAGAGCATCTTCCTTTTTTACATTTTCGTCAACAGCGCCGCCGTCTTTTTTATTTGGCGCTTTGGTTGGAGTGCTGTACACAAAACCAGAGTTTGCATCGCGGTAATCAGAATAGTCTTTATTAGAGAAAAGATTTTCCTCTGGTATTGGCGTAAGAATGTCTGGCTGGCCTTTGCCCTGATATTGATTGTAATTGAATCTTACTGGGTTCTGGTCTCTTTCCGCTTTCGGGATGTTAATTCGATCTTGTGTCGTGCGCGCCAAAGCCTCACCATACATGTGCTGATACATTTCATATGCGGTTGGGATCCTCTGCTGAATGTACATTGCACGTTCAATCTCTTTGACTCTTTCAGGGTCTGTTTTTTTAAGGTTCTGCAGCCATTGATTTTCAGCTTCATTGCGAACGTGATTTAATTCCCACATGCCCATGTCTGAATTAGGATCAATTTTATAATATTTTTTGTATTCTTCAGCAGCAGCCTCTGCAAATGCAGACCTTTCATTTTGAACTTTGGCAATTTCGTTTTTTGCCTCGTTAAAAATGTGGCTGTGGAAATCTATTAGGTTTTGGTCAATTGGGTTGGCCCCTTGCTCAAGGCCTCCTGTTTCAGCAACAAAATGTTGAATTTCATGGGCTGCAACGCTCCGTGCTTCTTCAACTGAAGGTGCACGGACTTGAAGTTTTGGACCCCACTGTCCAGGTGCAATTTCTGTGTGGTCCCAAAAAGATCCTTCTGGGGTAAAATCAGGATGGACCTTGATGTCTTGATATGCACCAGCCAACTCAGGGAATTGGCTCGCTAGCTCTGGGTGTTCAAATGTGTATGATTCAATTGTTTGATTTCTGCTGAGTGGAGTGTCATTGGCTGGATCTCGGCTGAGAACCAAACCTTCATCGCTGATCTCTTTCATCGGACGAGATTCAGGATTCTGGGGCATCACTCCTTCGCGCTGGTATCTGCCGAACTCATTTGGAACATTTGATTTGAGTTCGTACGATCCAAAATGACTCTCAGGGCCAAAATGGATGCCTGTCGATGCTTTGATCTGGTCAGCTGTTTTGCCTTCAGCGAGCAGCTGCTTGGCGGTCGCTAGAGCAGGGTCGTTCCTCGCCACAGGGACGAACATCGCACTGTATGGGGCGACATCTTCAGCGATCTTGCCTAGCTTCATCGCTCCGACTTTGGCGAGGCCGACGTGTGATGGATCTGCGAAACCAGCGAGGAACTCTGCGCGTTGGCCGAATCCGGGATTGCCCGTCAGGTAGGTCGCAGCATTGCCGACCGATGTCGCAGCAGCACTCACTGGTGCAAAAGCGGTGCCCATCATAGAATTTGCTGACTCGAGCGGCGCAAGCAGACGACCCTGCCATCCGCGCTCACCAGATGAATCCTTGTTCGCCTGAGACTGAAGCGCAGCCGCTGACTCAGAATGATGTGCGAGGTTTTTGCGGTAATCATCCGCAGCCGTTTGAAGACCTTTCGTGATCGGAGAGCCAATGGCTTCACCGATCTCGCCAACCTTCTTCATCGCAGTGTCGTAGAGGCCTTCCTTCGCATTGGGATCTGTCGTTGCAGCCGGCACAGCCACATTGCCCATCGGGTCGTAGACTGCGCTATCGTCGGATGGGACAACAGCACCCTCATCGGCGTAGCCGGTGCGTCCGCCGTCAGCATAGCCTTCCGGGCTGCCGAAACGCAACGGAGGGCGACGCGAGGAGGGCGATGCCACAATGCGGACATAGTCGCGAGTTTCTGGCTTGAGGAAATCAGTGAATGGTCGGTTGGTGCGCTCTGCCAGCTGCAGAGCTTTCGTCACGCGACCGGGGCCACCGTTGTCGGCTGCGGCTGCGATGACGGGGCTGCCGAACTGGCGCAGCTGCTCGTCGTAATAGGCGCGACCCAATGCATAGTTGTATTCCGGATCATTCCGCAGCCGGTCAAGGCTCCAAGGCAGACCGGCCAGTCGCGCAGCCTCTGGCCCTGTGCCGGGCATGACCTGAGCCATTCCGAGAGCGCCAGCTTTTGAGGTGATTGGCCTTCCGCTCCGGTCGAACTGTCGGTTGCCGGACTCTTGTGTGATCATCCGCTGCCAAACCTGATCGGCTTGGTTCTGGCTCGCAACAGGCGCTGGCGCATCCTGCATTGGGCCGAAGCTCAAGGCCTGACGCGGCATGCCGGTCGGTGTCTCCTGTGGCGCAGCAGCTGGCGGCGTCAGAGGTGCGACGCGGTTGGTGTGCTTACCGCCACCTTCCTGCGGAAGCGATGCACGCCGCCAATCGGGAGCGCCAGGAGTGATGCCCTGTGCGGCAGCGAAGTTGGGTGCATTGGGGCTGGGCTGGCCGAACGAGGGCGACGGTGCCTTGATGCCCAAAATGTCCCTGACAGGCGCATCCGGCGTGTTTTTTTGGCCAGCATCAGTCCATTGCTGAAGGGCCAGAGCTTTGCGCTGCTCGTCGTTGAGCGGCTCTTGATACTCCCAATCCGGGGTTATCTGTCGGCCTTCGGCTGTGCGCGCAGGAGCCGGTGCAGGAGCCTCAACGGCGGACATCTCGGCCTTGGCCGGGGCAACCCTAGCCGGAGCCATCTGTCGGCCTTCAGCGGTCCGTTTTGGAGCTGGTGCAGGCTCGGCCCTGTCTACGAGCTTTGCCTCATCCCGGAGGCGCTGCTCCTTGTCTGCACGGAAAAAGTCAGCTGCGCTGTCGCTGTCGCCCCAATTGATCGATTTGTCATCCCTGAGGAGTTTGCCCGTCGACTGCCATTCGTCAGTGCCGCCATCGGCACGCTTGCGACGGCTGGTGATGACATCCTTGGCTAGGCGAAGAGCGTCTCGCTTCATGGCATCACTCAATCGGTTTCAGGAGCTGACCGGGCTGGCCGACATTCATCGGCTCTTCATTCTCTTCAAGACGCTGGATCATGTCAGGACGGACGATCGAATTTGCGATCGGGAGACCCTGCGGATTCTTGGCCATGTCCTGAGCAAACTTGATCGCAGCGAGACGCTCGTGGCTTTCGCGATCGCGTTTGCGGTTCATCGCCTCAAGCTCTGAGTCTTTGGACTTTTCGCGCAGTTCCATTTGCTTGAGCTGAAGCTCGGCAATCTTCATTGGGTCGAATGGCGCGACTTTGCCGGCATCGCCGCCTTGAGCACTTTGCTGGATATTCGAGATAATCTCGGCCACCTTGGCATCGGCGAGCTTGCCCTTGATGTCGACGTCCTGCTTCTTGATCTGCAGTTCCGCAATTGCCTTCTCCATCTCGGGAGGCATCTTGCCCTGCGCAGAGGCTGGCACGAGGAACTGTTGCGGATTGCTCCAGCCAATGGCCTGCAGCGCTGCGGTGTCGATCGCGATTGGATCGTACATCGTCGGGTTCTGCTTCTGCAGCTCCTTCAGCGCCATGATCTTCATCACACGCTGCGAATGGCTGGCAGTGTTCGGGTCGGCCTGTGGCACAAGGTCACAGTCGTTCAAAGCCTGAAGGAAGGTGGCCTCATCCCACTGCTTGGCGGGCTTCTTGTTGCGCTGCCAGAAACTGTCAGGGTGCTCCTTGAAGCAATCCATCAGCAGCCGGAACTCTTCTGCCTGAGCGGCATGCATCCGTTTGTGGACAGCATTGAGGATCTTGGTGGCTTGCTCGATCATCGCCAACGTGGTGCCGACCGGAGCATCCGCCCTGCCCTCACCGACCTGCTGCTCGCTCGTGCCACCCAAACGCATGCCGGTGTCGGCCATGTTGGCGACCAGCGTCATCAGTGCAGCAGATGGCTCTTTGTAAGGCAGCGGCATGATGGCTTGGCGAATGTCCATGCCGCCAGTCTTGATCGACGCGCCGCCACCGGGCGGAACACGGAAGATGTTGGTGTTCTGGCGCAGACCCTGATCAGAGAACAGGAATCCCGGGAAGTTGGCGTACATGCCAGCATCCAGCAGCTCTCGCCAAGCGGCAGTGATCGCGTTGGTCGTGTTACCGAGGATGTTCAACAGCCCAATGTCGTAAAACCCAAACCCAGGAACAAACGTGTATTTGACGAAGTTAGCCTTGGCCTCCGGCAGATCATTGTCGTCCTCGTCGTAGTTACGGACGATGGACAAAATCTCTTTGGACGTCAGATCAATGGTGACACGGTACGGAATCTCGAGGCCGGTCTCTTTGCTCTTGATCTTGTGCTCAAAGCCTGGAAGGTCCAGCTCACAATAGCACTCGTAGATTTCGCGATCGCGATCCTCCGGCGATGCATCATCCTGAGCGATGCCCTGCTGGCTCTTCTTCTCGCGCTGAACAGAGTCGAGCTTTGCCGGCGACGGTGTCGACAGCTCAATGTCTCGGTACACTCCGAGGATCTGCAGACGCTTCACGACCGAAGGGCGCATCATGACACGGTGCGTAATCCGTTTGGCATTGCTCAGATCAGTCGCCGCATTGTTGACGATCAGGTCGTCCGCATCAACACTCTCGCTGACCGGACGATTGCGCAATGGGCAGAAGTACACCTTCTTGAATGCGGTGCCGCCAAAACCGAGCATGAGCAGCATGCGGTCGGTGTCGGGGTAATATTCCTTGGCTGTGCTGGTGAGGTAGTGGTTCATGTCCCGTTCAAGGGCATTGCCCAGCTGATCCTCAGCGAGGTCCGCATTGTTGTTGTCGTTGCGGATCTTGACCGGACCATCCGTGGGCAGCATCTCGGAGCGCGCATTGGCCTGAAACCGCAGCACAGCCTCCAACAGCAGAGGGTGGCGCACGCGGCTCATGCCCTCTACCGGCGCACCGTCAGCGGATCCGCCAATGCCCGGAATCTCGATCTTCAACCCGAGCAGTCGCAGTCCTGTGGAGCGTTCCTCGACCCACTCCTGACGCGACGACTGATCCTGATCAATGCCACGGATCAGCTCGTCGGCGATGCTGTAAAGTTCAGTGTCCGGGATCTCTTCGGCGAGGTTGCGGAACCAATCGCTCTTGTCGTCACGCTTGGCAGCAGGATTGATCGGTCGACCATCGAGGCTGATTGAGATTGATCCATCGCCATGCTCGATCTCGAGCACATTGCCCTTCTGGTCCAGTTTCGGCTTGTCAGGATCTTCGCCAAGCATCTCAATGAGAATGTCAGGGAGTGCCGGAGCTTGCTCCTCCTGATCATCAAGACGAAGATTGGGCACAAGACCGGGAGTCATTGGCATTGGTCGGATCCTTCAGCGCTAAGTTTTTCTATCTCTGCGACGAATTGGTCAATGCAAGACATCGCAGCGTCTTTCTCACTCAGCGCAGCAACCACATAATTCCGCGCATGATCGTGGGGCTTTTCGCCGCAAACGTCAACAGAATACTTGCCATCATCTCGAAGATCAACGGTCGCGTTGCAAAGGACTCGCTGCATGGTCACACCGGGTAAAGAGGCTCTGGAGGTTTGCCTTGATGGCGCATTGACTCGTGAACTGAATGGGTGATCTCTTCGGAACGCTGGAGCATGCCAGTCGTGCGCAGATGGCTCAGGGCCATTGAGACAGTGTCGGTCAAGTCATCGTGCTTGGCCTTCGGGAACATGCCAGTCTGGACGAGCACCTTCTCTGCCCATACGCGATCGGGCGCATAGATCAATCCTTCAGAGAACATGTGCTGGATGGCGTAAACTCTCGAGCGTTTGTCGACACCCTTGGGATCGACCAGCTGCACAGCGAAGTCCGACGAGCTGAACAATCGGCGCAGCTCCTGTGAGACCGAGTGGCCAGCAGCCTTGTTCTCGATCAGCAGCCGGTCCAGCTTGAACTTCTTGGCGGTCTGTGCGACCTTCTCGATCAGCTGTGGGAACTCGAGCCATTCCTCCCAAGCGTAAAGCATGATGATCTTGGGCGCTGACGAATGGCTGGCGGACAGGTTGAACTTGACCTGCGCGGCCTCGTCGAACCGGCTGGCATGATCGGCGATGTTGATCAGGCCATTGTCGCCATTGCGCTTCATCGGGCGATTGGTCGCGAAGTTGTCGGTGTATGCGGTGCGGTCACCAGAGAACACTCCCCACACAGTCATGGCCGATGGGTCATTCTCCTGCTTCTCGGTGTACGAGGTGTCGAGCGAGCCGATGATGTAGTCGCATTCAGGGAACACATCGCTGTCCCAGAGCTTCCACCAGTCACGCTTGATTATGCCGCCACCCTTGACCTCTGGGCGCTGTTGAAGCTGGCCGGCAGCCGCGAAGGGTCCGAGCGTGCGCTCGAGCAGGGCGACTTCCTTCTCGCCGAACCGCTCTGGCCAGAGCAGCTCGCCCTCGCGTTCACGGAGGACCGCAGCAGCCTCGGGCGAGGCCGGCACGCGCATGCCATCCGGCAACACATTGACCAGCGGCACCCCGTCATCGTCGCAGCCGCGCGGATCGTCCCAGCCAACGACAGTGTGGGTGTGGCGCTCCATCTCGTAGCGCATAGGCAGCATCAAATGCGTCCAGTCGCCAACGTCCTTGCTCAAGACGTGCCCGGTCAGATCGTCCTCTGCCAGCCGCTGCTGGATGATGATGAAGGCACCATCGCGAGCATTGTTGAGACGCGTGCTCAGCGCAGTGTCCCACCACTCGATGGTCGTGTTGATCGTCGCCTCGCTGAAGGCCTCCTGCGCAGCGTTGGGATCGTCAACGATGATGATGTTGCCGCCTTCACCAGTCAGCGTCGACCCGACAGAGGTGCAGAGCCGTGAGCCAGAGCGATCATTGTCGAACCGAGTCTTGGTGTTCTGGTCGCTGGTCAGCTTGAACCGATCGCCCCAGTATTTGCGGTACCATGGCGACTCAATTAGGCGACGACACTTGACCGAGTCACGCAGCGAGAGGCTCTGGCTGTAGGACGCATGCAGGAACTGCACACCGGGGCCACTGGTGGAACTCTCCCATCGACGCGCCCACGTCCATGCCGGCAGAGAGACGGACGTCAGTGAGCTCTTAGACATGCGAGGCGGGATGTTGACGATCAAACGCTTGATGTCGCCGTGGATGACTGCCTCGAGATGATAGGCCACAGCCTCCAGCGCCATACCATCCATGAACGGCGACGGATCGAAATAGCGCCAGCCGCCCTTGAAGAAGGAATAGAAATCCTCCTCGTAGTTCATGCGGTTGGCTTCGTCCAGCAAATCCTCGGTGGAGTAATTGCGCAGAAGCGAGTCAATGTCCTGCCGAACATTCATTCATCAACCTCGACCGAATATGAGCTTATTGTCTTGGGAGCCTGTCGCATCTGCTCGATCAACAATGTGCGCAGCTCTTCGCGAGCTTCGGTTGATAGCCTTGACAGATCAGGCTTGACCGAATGCGTAACTGTCGCATCGATCTGATTCATGATCTTTGTGCCATACTTCTTCGGCGAGATCTTGCCCACATGCCATTGGCGCGCATCGATCTTGACTTTGGCGCGGTTTATGTCGATTTTCTCGTCGTCCGCGATCTCGACCATTTCATCAAAAAAGTAGTCAGTTTGTATCGTTCGCGCTCGCGCGTAGTGATCGAAAAGATCCTGATCGCTACGCACCCAATTCATGAAAACTGAGTAATGCGGCTGGGTCTCTTCTTTGCATATTTTCGTGACAGCTTCACCATTCATCATCCTGAATAGTATGTCGTCAAATACCTCTTTGTCGATCTCTTTCGAAACGAAATTGCGATTGTGTGTGCGCTTTTTTGCCACTGTTTTCCCCTGCTATGAACAGCAGACAACGTAGCATTAAGATGCGCCAAAAGTTCGAAAAAGAAAAGCTACTAGTTCGAAGATCTTGCAGAACACCACGCAGCAAAAACAGAATTGAACAAAGCCCTGTCATTAACAGGCAGTCTGACGTAATGTTTGTAGCCATGACGCCAGTTGCTAATGTATTGGGCATCAACAGCACAAGCCACAAAATCATCTGCAACAAGATCATACACACCAATGAGCAATATGGACGCAATGCCAGCATCATTCAGTTTGCGATGCCAAGCTATTTGCGCAGGGCGGACCTCACGAGGATACAACAAGCCATCTTTAATCGTCCCGATTTTCAACTCAATAGGAACAATGCGTCTATTAGCAACAATCTGCAGATCAGGTATGCCAATGCCCGATCCACGACGAGGCTCATAGCTTTCAACCCAGCCCAACCATTGCTTACGAAACCATTTCTTGAATTCTGATTCAGTCACACAGCACCTCCAATCCAGTTTGATTCCATTTCCATTTTGACCCTCAATTCCCTACACTCCTCTCCTATCTCTCTCTCTCTCTCTCTCTTCTCGAGAGTTTAGGGAATAGGGGGTAAGAATGGAAATGGAATCAAAATGGAAAATCACACTTAAACCTTGTTTTGTTGTGTCGCTTCAACAACTTGCCAAGGTTTCCCAAACCAAAACCGAAAGTCCATCATCCATCGACCATAATCAAATCAACCTCTGTACCAGCACACCCACGCAGCCAGAACAAAAAAGATGACCGAAGCACCAATCAACCAGACAGCGACGATGATTGGCGCAAAAATAAGAAACTCAATCATGGAAAAAGTCCCTCCAAGCCATGCGGCACACGACTGCCGCCGCAACCCAAACCATGACCACAAACGGGACAGCGATTGCAAAAACAATAAATTCAACCATCATAAATCTCCTTTTTTGTAGGATTTATACATCAGAAACACCAGACACAGCGCCATCGCCCATATCGCCGCAACGATCGGAAACAGCAGCACTGCCACGATTAATTCCACCATTTTCTTTCTCCTTAAGTTTACGCCGCAGCTCGTTGCGCTGGTGTCTTGTGCTGTGAAGCTTCTCTTTCAGATGCCGCACACTTTCTAACGCACTGGCGAGTCGCCGTTCGATATACTCAATGTGTGCGGCAGCCCTTCTGGACGCCTCGCATCCATCTTCCGCCGCCAGCGCACGCAGGGCAGCCTTGTGATCAGTTGGGTTCATGGCGCGGCCTCCCGTTCTTGCGCGGCTTGGCACCATTGCGCCGCGCGATCTGCCGGACATACCCCGGCGAGTTGAACCCGAACAGCCGCGCAATGTCGATGAGCTTTTTCCCCGCGACATAGTGCGACGTGACGAGCTTGTCGCGCTCTGCGAAACTCTTCACAGCCCCTCTCCTTCTTCGCAGTCAATCTCAACCTTGTAGCGAGCAAGGCAGTTAGCTTCGACCGCGCTACCTTTAAGACAGAAACCAGTGACCCCCTTCGGATACAAGGCCAGCCACACAGTCCGCTGGATGCGCGGCTTCACTTCGACGAGGTCGCTGGGAAAATCGCTGAGGCTAATACTACCATTCTCTTTCCATCGGGAGAGAACCCAAACACCTGTTTCATCGTCCCTACATGCGCCGTGAACCGGAAGCGCCCCACCGCCATCCAACGCGTAAATGCGAACCTCGCGGCCATCGCGTGTGCGGTATTTCTTATTGATATCGATCATCTCATGTCCTCCCAAAGGTCACATTCTTCTCGGTCCTAATGTCTTGATTGCGCCACGTCCAGCACTCGCCGCTGTCCTGAAACACGACCCAGCACAGGTCGAAATCAATCCCATAATCAATCAGGACGTGCGCCAGCCCCTTGCCGTTGGGCGTCACGACGGGCAGGGGCGGATCAAGTCGCAGCATCATCGGACGCCTCCATAATATCGTTAAGCGGCCCATCGGTGAAACCGCAAACGCCGTATCCTTCAACGATAACGATATGAGTGTCCCAACCAATGCGGTTGTCGTAACAATATGGCTTAATGGTTACTTGATCCTTAGCAATGTCTCGATCAAAAAAGCGCAGTCCTTTCTGCAAATCAAGTATTAAATCATCAAGGCTCGCCACCTGTCGCACGGTATCCATAGAGTCCTTAAGCAAGTTTCGGTGATCTCTAAACAGGGTCATTTTTCTTCTCCCCCTCAAGCGCGACGCGGAAGACCTCGTCCTGCGTCTTGCCGACGCGGCTGGCGGGCGTCGAGCAGGTGTCGCGGATCGCCTGCGTGGCCTCGAACGTCAGGTGCTCGTAGCCGGACGGGCTGACGTAGGTGAACCTGACGCGATCATTGCCCAGCCACTCCGTGGTCCACCCGCTCGGCTCCGCTCTCTCCGCCATCTCGCGGAGCTTGGCCCAGCGGATGTGGGCGTCCTCGACGGCCTGCTTGGTCCCGACGGCGTCCTGATGGTGACCGCCGTCGCCGTGGATGATGGCGAGCAGGCCTCCGAGGTGGCACTCCAGCACGGCGCTATCTGCGCGGGCCTGCGCGAGGTCGGCGTGGATGATGGCGTTTTGCTCGGTCAACAGCTTGCATTCCTCGCTGTCGCTCAGGACCGCGTGGCGCACGTCTTTGCGCAGCCGCTCGATCTCGTCTGCGGCTTCTTTTCCATCTGGGTTAACTGGCCACGCCACTGCGCCGCAATCGTCAGCCTCACATGGTTCGTCCCAATAATTTCCATTGGGACCGTCGCCGCGCTCTCTCGTGTATTTGACGCGGAGAAGTCGCGCCACGATGTCGTCAACCATCTTTCTCCTCCAGTGCTTTGCGGGCTGTGTGGCCACAATAAGTAACTCCACTATAGTATTCGAGGCCGCACTTACACTCGGGCTTGCAGTCGCAAGCGTAGAACCGCAGCGCCGCCTCCAGCTTCTCGATGCGGTCGGCGGCTTCATTCATCCAGTCGTGCGCTCGAAGACCATCGCCCGTGCCAGCGCGCTGCCGCGCCACGATGTCGTCAGCCATCTTTCTTCTCCCCCTCAAGCGCGGCGCGGGCCGTTTCTGACGCATAACTGACTGCCATGCAGTCGTTGCCAATTGGGCCTTCTGGTTCAAGCTCGCTGATCTTCAGCAGCGCCGCCCGCAGCCGCTCGTTTTCATTCCATAAATCATGATTTTCTGTCATTGCTGCGCGCCAGTCGGCCCTAATCAGCAGCAATCGCTCAATCTCGTCGGCGGCTTCGTGCATGGCGGGATTGAAAGCACGACTGTTGTAACGCAACCGCGCCACGATGTCGTCAGTCATCTTTCTTCTCCCCTAGTGCGGCGTCGGCTTCGTCGCGGAAAAATCCCCAATTTCCGTCCGCGTCCGTGTCATACGCTGCAATCGCCCGCAGCGCCGCTTCCAACTTTTTAATCCGATCAACAGCTTCAAACGGCGCGTTAGACAAACAACCCAAACGCTTGTCGTTAGGGCTCATTGGCTTCCAATACCAAAGAATGTTGCCGTTAAGTTCACGCAGCAAAGGGTCTGGCTCGTGCTGGTTGAATAGGTCGCTATAACGGTTATCCATCGGCCTTCTCCCCTAGTGCGGCGCGAGCAATCTTCCCATAGTCTCCAACGAAAACCGTTTCCCCGGTGAACGCATCTTTTTGAATGATTTCCCGCAGCGCCGCCTCCAACTCTTTGATGCGATATTCCGCTTCTTTGAACTTGTTGTTGTACAGAAGTCTGAATTGCTTCCAGTTTTTATGTGACATGTCTTCTGCAAATTGCAAAATATTGAAAGCTTCTTCGTCAGTCATTGGTCTTCTCCCCTAGCGCGGCGCAGGCTGTTTCTTCAATTCGGTCAAGCATTCGATCTATCACGAGAGGGTTATTCCGACATTCTTCGACAATCTCCAACAGCGCCGCCCGCAGCCGGTCGATCTCGGCGACGCGCTCGGCGCAGATCTTTTGCAGCACATTCCGCTTATGCCGCAAATCATCAATCACTTTCCGCAGCCGGTCGATCTCGTGGCAATATGGCAAATAATCGACACGGCTACACAGATAGTCATTCGCAGCCCGCAGCTTTTCATTCTCCTCAACCAACATGCGCAGCTCGTCCTTGTCCACCGGCCACGTCGGCCACGGATCTCTGTCCATCGCATTAAGATCAATCATTCCATCTCTCCTATTTATCATAATCTGCCAGCAGGTGCCGCAAGTTGCGGAAACAATCTGGGTGTTTGAGTTTGCGGATCGCCCTGCATTCAATCTGGCGTACGCGCTCTGGGCGAACACACAACTCTTGAGCGACAGCCACCCTCGTCTTGGGCTCCCTGAGCGTCAGCCCATAGATCGAGTCAATGATGAGGAATTCTCTATCTGTCAGGAATTTCATCGCCTCCATGATCGTCGATTGAGACTGGCTCTCGATCATCTTTTCCTCTGGCGTGACAGCCAAAGACCGCAGCGAGGCGACGAGTTGCTCTCCGTCTGGCGACACGCGCATCATTTTCCCCTTTCAGGCTTTGAGGGAGAGCGACCAGCGCCCTCCCTCGCAGCGAGGATGCGTCACCCAGCCATTTCTAGCAGGGCGTCACGGACTTCGAGCTTCAGGCGGGACCGTTCGCCGAGCCAAGCATTGAACAGCCTCGCGTCAGCCTTATTGCCGGCAGAATGATCGGCCCAATGGGTGACCGCATTCAGCGTTCCCCAAGCATTGTCCTTGATTGCTCCCGGAGCCGTTCCCCAAGACCGCATAACCTGATCCATAACCTTGGACTGCTTTTCGGGAGCATTGAGCAGCTCCTGAACATGCGCGTCCTCGTTGACACCTTCCGGAGCTGGCTGGAAGAATTTGGCGAGGAACCGCACATTGTCGAATGGGCTCATCTTCAGCTTGGCGAGGAGCTTTGCATCGAGGGAGGCTTGGTGGATCTGCGCCTTGGCGAGGTTGACTGCCGATTTGGCAGCGCCAGCATCAAAGTCCGACAGATGGTTCTGGGAGTATTGAGCAGAGTCTTTGCCCATCGCCATGGCCATTGTGTTGGCGCAGACCACACGCACAGTCGTCGTGCGGACAGTGATGCACTTGCCGACCTCGTGGGGAGAAGTCAGCAGGATGTAGCCCTTCACATGGTCGTTCTTCGAGACAGTGAAACCTTCCTGAATCGAGGCCAAGGCCCAGATGAGCTTGCCGCCACGCAGAGCGCCAGCAGTCTCCAGCTTTGCGCCACCGGCCTCGGTGTAGTCGCGGAAGAACTCGAGCGCATCGTGATTCTGGAATGGCCTCCAGAGGTCGCCGGTGACGGACATGATTTTGTTGTCAGTGTCGCGCACCAGAGCGCGGCGCTGCGGAAGGGCGATCATCTCACCATCCTCAGCCTGAGCGAAGAGCGGGAGCTGGCGGACCTTCCAGTCCAGGCCGGCAGCGACGACCATCTCATCGACAGAGCAGGTCGGGTCGACCCGATTGCCGAGGCCATGCCACGGAACCGCATTCGCGAAGGCCATCGTTTCGATTTCATGTGCCATTTTCATCTCCATTTAGGCCAACGACTCGCTGGCAGAATCTTTATGCGCCATTCCGTCAGATAAGAAAACAGAAAAGTTAGGATTGTGCGAACTATTTTTAGCGGGAGAGGGGAGATCGACCTTACCCTCTCCCGCCAATCGTTGCTTCAGATCACGGCCACATTGTCGTGGGCGAGGTCCCAAGCAAGATCCACACGTCGGCCACCGGCAGCGAGGTAGTCCTCGTACTGCAGCCCTTCAGGATTGGCCAGCAAGATTTCGAAGGAGGTGAAGCCATTAGTGCCGGCTCGGCGAGGATTGGTCGTCAGGCCATCCTTGGCCTTGAACTTGCGGCCATCGAACATCGAGTTGCGACCACGGCGACCATTGCCCTCGGCAGCTTCTGCCTTCGGCGCTTTGGCAGCCTTCACGACCTTGGCCTTTTTCGGCGCGACAGCCTTAACTTCTGCAACATCATTCATTGGATTTTCGCTTTCTGTGTCTATCATTTTGATCGCCTTCGCCTGAGCCAAAGCGATCAATGCTCGCGCTGCCGTAATCTTGTCTTGAAATCTTTTGACCGGCTGCTTGTCAAAAAATCGATTATACAGCATCACCATCTGTTGCGCAGTGACGCTGGATCCGACGATGTCCTCGGCACAGGTGGCGACCAACAGGCCATTGCCATGGCTGGCTGCGTGCCGACGACTCTTGAATTCATAGATCTTGCCATCATGTTGATGATTGCCGAAATCGAATCCGTAGGTTTTCATTTTCATCTCCATTTATTGTTCGGGCTGTGGGACTTCTTCTTCTGCGTTGATGTGCTGCAACAGAGTGTCAAGCTTGATGTGGAGCGAGACGTGGGCGAGGTGCTCGTCCCATTTGTTCACCTCGCTAACGGTCTGGAACAGCTTGCCTCGTTTGGCGGGACTCAGGGAGGACTTAGCCTCGTACTCCCTGATCTTTTCGATTGCCTTGTCGTAAAGCGTCTTGGCCATTTTATCCCTCGGTGTGGCGCAGCAGCACGGACTCGCACAGCTTTGTTTTGATGATTGAGCCGACCTTGTCGCCAGCCAGCTCGCGGATGATGTCGGCGTCGAAGGTCTTGGCAGCGAGCAGCAGCTGTGCCGGCGAGAGCTCGCGGCGTGCCGCCTTGGCGTCGACCGTGGAGCGCTCAGAGAGCGAAACGAGCACGTAGCAGTGGTCGCCGTCGATGCGCTCCATGCCCTGCTCGAGGATCTGGGTGCGGAGGGATTCGAGCTTGGCCTTAGCAGCTTCGACTTCCGCATGGACGAGAGCGAACTGGGTGGCGAGGGAAGCGTTTGTCAGGTTGGTCATTTTCGATCTCCATTTAGGCCAGCGCCTCGCTGGCAGAATCTTTATGCACCATCTCTGGTCAAAAGAAAACAGAAATATTGCCCTAATCGTCCAAAGTTGGCACTTTTCTTTTTGGCTTGGCTGCCATGTCCACAAGGCGCTCGTCGATGCGCTCCTTGTTCAAGGCGATGTCGGTCTCTGTCGGCTCCCAATCCCCGAAGAACCGCTCAGGGATTCCGTCAGCGATGCCCTGGATCATCTCTACCCTGGCCTTGATGCCACGGCTGTCCATCTCGATGGCGAGGTCTGCGACGCGGTTCTGGATCCAAGCCAGCCGCGTGTAGAAAAAGCGCACATGGCCGGTTCCGAGGACGTATTGGTCCGGAGCGCCACAGTTGGCCGGATCCTTGCCGGAGGCCAGCAGCCTCTTGACGAGCCCAAAAACGCGAGTGATCTCGTGGTACTCAGCGATGAGGTGCTTTTTGTGCAGGTCTTGCGTAGGAATGCAGTTGATGCGTGTCATCAGTAATACTCCCCGATCAGCCAGTGCTCTGCGCTCGCCAGATCATTAAAATGTTTGGTGCAGTGGTGAACAGTCACGGCCTTGTAGACTTTGTCGCCGTCGCAGGTGGTGGCCGGGTACACCCAGCCAGCTGTCTTGCCGAAGTAGGAGACGCAATAAACGCCATCGTCGCCCTTTGTGGTGCTGCTGACTTTATTAGCCATTTGCACCTCCTCAATTCAGATCGACGACAGCTTCCTCGAAGCTGTTTTCTTGGCGGATGATTTCAGCAGCCTTCAGCGAGCTGTATTCGTGCTCGGCGTCCCAGACGAACCAAACGATCGTGCTGAAGCGTGTATGGATCGGGGCCACCGCATAGCGGGAGCATTCGCCGAACAGCACCTTGGGCGCAGCCAGCTGGCCACGCTTGGCGCTGTCGTTGGCGATCTCAGCCGGGAAACGGCTGCGGCTGACGGAGAGCAGGGAGGGGTGGATTTTGCGCGGACGAGCCATTTTCATTCTCCATTTGCGGGGTGAGTGGGGAGCCTTGGCTCCCCTTTGCGAGGGTCAGAGCTGCTCGCTGTAGATGATGTCCTCGATCAGCGACTGGTCGCAGAAGGTCTTGGTGATCTGCTTCCAAAGGTCGCTGTCCTCGGCGGCGAAAACGACGGTGATGTTGCCCTCGTCGTCGACGAGCTCAAGCTGCGCACCACCGAAACCATCGATGATGATCTGGCTTTGGAAGTAGCCGACACTCGGATCAGCTGGCTCGACGAAGAAACCGACCTGGATCTCGCCAGAGGCGGAGAACGATCCGCCGTTGAAGTTGACGTCGATTTCTTCGAAGGGATGAGTGTGAAACATTTTCGATCTCCATTTATGCGGCGAACTCGCCGGCAGAATCTTTATGCGCCATTACGTCAGATAAGAAAACAGAAAAGATGGGGTGCGGTGAATTATTTTTGATCATACACCTGATCGTAAATTTGGACCTCGGTGTCCTCCAGCTCGCCACGGATCTTGCCCAAGGCCACGACCCAGCGAGCGTGGGCAAGGTTGGCCTGAGCCCATTCGATGCGCGTGGGGTAATCGCGCAGACGGGGCTGAATGTCGACCACCAGCCGGAGGGCGGTGCGGATGGCGTCAGATGCCGCACCGTAGGTCTTGCAGAGGTCGTCGGGGTGGGTGCCGTTGGTGTTGATTGTCGGGGTCATTTTCGGTCTCCATTTAGGCGGCTCGAATCGGCCGGTAAAGATGTTATGCGCCATTCCGTCAGAAAGGCAAACAGAAAAGTTGGCTGAATCGAAATTATTTTTCGACCCAGCCACTTTCGGTGGTGGTTAGTCCTCTAGCGGTTCATCCATCCGCAAGACCTGAAGCTGATAGATGTCTCTGCCTTTGTAGATTTCGATGAAGTCCCCATCGACAATGGCAGTGACGTAGTTGTTCAGGCTGGCGATCATCCAGCTTTGGCTTTTGAGTCCTGGGAACATCTCTCGCTCAAGGTCGGTTGGCCAGCGGAACTCGGCACGGGCAATAGCGAGCAAAACTTCTGAAGGTGTCATTTTCATTCTCCATTTAGGAATGAGTGGGAGCCGAAGCTCCCACCGGGTATGTCACTCGTCCTCGACCGATGCGTTGTCGATGTCTTCCATCACATTCTCAAGGTCGCTGATGGCTGAATCAAGGTGGCTAAGGCGATCGAACTCAGCTTGGCCCTTGTCGCTATCCTGCCACTTCGAAGAGCGATTGTCGTAGGTCTCCTGAGCCTTGTCGCGAATCTCTTCGAGGTCGGACTTCATGCCTTCGAGCTTCGCAAAGATGGACTTGAGCTTCTTCGTGTTCATTTTCTATCTCCATTTTCTCTGCCGATTCGGTCGGCAAAGGTACTATGCACCATCTCTGACCGAAAGGCAACAAGTTTGTGCAGAAAATTACTGAGCAATTACAGTGACTTAAAAAATAGTTCGAGAAAATCGCAAAATTTTCGTGCTTTTCATAAAAATCTAGGGCAAGCTATATTCGTTCCACAAACGGTTCTGGATCCCCAGACCTAAGCGAACAAGGAGTGTTTAAATGGCTAAATCACCCAAAGACCTCGTCATCCCCCAGAACACATCGACTGAAGTGACTGTCTTGACAGACAGCTTTTTTGCGCCGAATGCAGGGGATGGCTTGGAGAATGTTGGGGCACGCGACCTCATCATTCCGCGCATCACGATCCTTCAGGCGCTGAGTCCGCAAGTCCAGCCCAAGAAGCCTGAGTTCATCAAGGGCGCGAACATCGGAGACATCTGCGATGTCGGAACGCAAGAGATTTTTGAATCTCCGCTCGTGTTCCTGCCAGTGCACTATGTCAAGCAGTACCTTGAGTGGGCGCCACGCTCCACTGGCAAGGGTCTGGTCAAGGTTCACGAAGATCCTTCGATCATGGACAACTGCATCCGCGACGAGAAGAACCGGCCCACAACAAAGGACGGTAATCTCATTGCAGAGACCGCACAGTTCTTCGGGCTCAACATTTCGGCTGGTGGGCGGAGGTGCTTCTTGCCTTTGGCTTCCACACAACTGAAGAAGGCTCGCCGGTGGCTGACATTGGCCACGAGCGAGAAGCTGCGCCGCGAGGATGGAACGGTCTTCACGCCTCCCCTTTTCTACCGGGCATACAACTTGTCCACCGTGGACGAGAGCAATCCCGAGGGCGATTGGGCAGGTTGGAAGATTGAGCGCGGTCAGACCCTCCAGGAGATGGAAAACTGGAAGGATTTGTATCAGGAAGCAATGGACTTCCGTGGTTCAATCAAGAGTGGCGAAGTGCGTGGCGACGTCGCCAGCGACGAGCCGGTCAATTCCGAAGAAATCCCCTTTTGAGGTGATCTGTGCAAATATCATTTGACATAGGCGAGGACGAGGGGCGGGATGAATCCCCCGCCCTTCTGCGATTCCGTACGATGGCGGAGAATGCCATCTCGATGGAAAAGCTCGTAGAGGACCTCGAAGAAAATCTCTCTGACGTCAAAAAGCAACTCAATCGTCTCAAGACGGTCGATCTGCCAGACATGATGGCAGAGTGCGGGATGTCAGAGTTCAAGTCTGAAACAGGTTTCAAGATCACAATCGATGATTTTGTTTCAGGCTCTCTGCCGAAGGAAGACGAAAGACGGTCTGCCGCAATCAGCTGGCTCGAAAACAATGGCGCTGCCGCACTCATCAAGAGCGAGCTGCAGATGGTTTTTGAAAAGAGCCAACACAATGAGGCGCTGTCTGTCAAGGCCGATCTGGAGAACAAGGGCTATGAAGTTTCTGCCAAGATGGGTGTCCATCCGCAGACACTGATCGCCCATGTGAAGGAACGGATGCGCAACGGCGACGAGATCCCGCTGGACATTCTCGGCTTGTATGCCGGACGTGTGGCGAAGATCAAATCACCTAAGTCTAAATGAAAATGGAGATGGAACATGCAAGACAATTTCCCAAGGACGCACAAGCTCTTGGCCTCTGGTGGGGTCAGGCGCTGGCACACCACTCGCACAATGAAGCAAACCACAGCAGAGCACAGCTGGGGCGTCGCATTGATACTCTCGATGTACCACCCCAGCCCATCTGTCGACCTTCTTCGAGCAGCGCTGTTTCACGATTGTCATGAGAAATTGTTCGGCGACATTCCATCTCCTATCAAGCAGCGCTGGCCCGAGATCAAAGCTGCGGAGGAATATGCAGAGGTGCTTTTCTTCCACGACCTCGGGCTGGTGTCGCCCTACGACAATCTTTCAGCAGCAGACCTGTTGTGGCTCGATTGGGCTGACAAGCTGGAGGCTTACCATTTTCTTTGCGACCAACCCGACCCAGACTCATATGAAATGAGGTGCAACATAATTTTAATGGTTGATGCTGCGTGGGACAAAATCGAACAGAACAAAAACATCGGCAAGCCATGGGCTGAATGGAAGGGCAAACAATGAACATAATCGGCGCAGGAATGGCTGGCCTTCTGGCAGGAGGAATGATTCGCGATCAGAGTGTATCAATCTGGGAGTCAGCCGCATCACTGCCGAACAACCACTCAGCGGTTCTGCGGTTCCGCTCATCCATCGTCGGGGACGCTTTGGACATTCCGTTCAAAAAAGTCAAGATGATGAAGACAACCGATCCATGGCGCAATCCAGTCGCTGACGCCATGGCATATTCATTGAAGACCAACGGAACAGCATCGCTGCGGTCTGTAGCGACCGCCAACGGTGAAATCAGCGAGCGCTACATCGCGCCGGAAAACTTGATTCAGGAGCTGCGCAAGCGTGTCACAGGAGATGTGTTTTTCGATATCAAAATCGGCACCGATGCATTAGAATTCATGAGCAGACCAATCATCTCTACGATACCGATGCCAGTGCTGATGAAGCTGTTGAAGTATGATGAAATTCCGAAGTTCAGCTATGTGAATGGATTCAACATTAACTGTTTGGTTCCGAAGAGCGATGCTTATGTCAGCCTCTATGTGCCAAATCCTTACAGAGAATTCAATCGCGTTAGCCTGACAGGGCAGAAACTCACCATAGAGTTTTCTTTCCCTGAATTGACTAATGAAGAGCTGAAGATCAAAGCTGAGGAAATCAGCAACGATGAATCCGCTGTTAATCTTCTTGTATTGGATGCCTTGTATTGCCTCGGAATGGAAGATTGTGAATGGCAAGATGCAAAGCTGTCAATGCAGCCATATTCAAAGATCCTGCCGATTGACGAAGGCGAGCGCCGCAGATTCATCCTGTGGGCGAGCGACAATTTCGGCATCTATTCCCTCGGACGTTTTGCCACATGGCGACCGGGATTGTTAATGGACGATGTGGTGAATGACGTGCGCGTGATCCGCAAGATCATTAAGAATGGTTCCTACGAACACAGAATGAAATAGGAGATGAAAATGATCATTC